GCCGTTACAAGTGATGGAGTTGCTAGGCTTACACGGCATCGAAACGAAGCGCTTGCCGTGACGGACTGGACACAGCTCCCCGATGTGCCACTAGAAACTAAGACCCAGTGGGCCACTTACCGCCAAGAGTTGCGCGACGTTACAGACCAACCGGGGTATCCGTACGACATCGTCTGGCCAACACCACCTACGGCATAATTCCCACATGGCCCAACTCGTCTACGACCAGAAAGAACGCATCGGCGCATGGGTCGCTGAGCAGGTCAAACAGAACGCTGACTGGGGCAGCTTCTACGCCATCGGCATTGTGAGTGGTGACGAAGTGCTGGCTGGTGTGGTCATCAACAACTACAACGGAGCCAACGCTACATGCCACATTGCCATCGCTCGGCAGACTAAACAGATCGTCCCGCTGTTCCGTGCGGTGTGCGACTACGCGTTCCGCCATTGCAGGCTAAAAAGATTGACTGGCATGGTTCCGTCAAATGAGCCTAAAATACTGGCATTCGACAAGCACCTCGGTTTTGAGGAAGAGTTCGTCATGAAGGACGGCGCACCGGGTGCCGACATGCACGTTTTGGTAATGTGGCCCGACACATGTCGCTGGCTGAAGGAGTAAATCATGGGTGGTAAATCGCAACCAGCGCCGGACTACGAGCCAATGAAGAAGCTTGGTGAGAGACAATTAGAGTTTGCTGAACGGCAGTATGCTGAGATGATGCCTCTGGCCCGTCAGGTCTACGGCCAACAGATGGATGCGCAGCGTCAGCAGATGAACCAAGCGCAGAACTACTTCGCCTACCAGCAGCAGACGTTCCGCCCGGTAGAGCAAGGCCTTGTCCGAGACGCTGAGCGTTTCAGCACTGAGGGGTATCGTGAGCAGATGGCTGGCCAAGCCGCCGCTGCAGCCGGTCGCGCCTTTGGAGTTCAGCAAGACATGGGTCAGCGGGCCATGGCCTCGCGTGGTGTGAACCCGAACTCCGGTGCTGGTATGGCGCTGCAGGCTCAAGGTAATCTGGGTCTTGCCGCACAACGCGCCAACGCCATGACAGGCGCACGCACTCAGGCTGAACAGCTTGGCTTTGCCCGACGCCTTGACGTCACAGGTCTTGGCCGTGGCCTTGCAGGCGCATCGACCGCTGCATATCAGGGCGCTACAGGCGCAGGTTCCGCAGGTATAACTACAGCCATGGCTCCGGGTAATCAGTATCAGCAAGGCATGGCTGGTGCTGGCCAGACGTACGGCAACATTCTTAACAACCAGACAAGCCAGTTCAACACAGGTCTCAACGCTCAAGGTGAAGTCATGGGTTCTGTTGCTGGCGCTGGTATTGCCTTGTTGTCTGATCGTCGCCTCAAGGAAAACATCGAGCTGGTTGGCCGTGACGAACGCACCATGTTGCCGCTCTACGAGTTTGAGTACAAGGGTGGTTCCGGCAAACGCTACTTGGGCGTAATGGCAGACGACGTTGAAAAACGTTTCCCAGCCATGGTGTACAACATGCCAGACGGCTACAAAGCAGTTAATTACGCCGGTCTCGGCCTTGAGATGTTGGAGGTTTAATATGGGTTTCGCATCAGGATTTCAGGCTGGTTCGCAAGCCGTCGAACGTGCCCTTAAGCGCCGCGAGGAAGAGCAGCTAAAAAAGGGTTTAGCTCAGGAGTCAGCTCGGTACGACGTCACCGAGGGTGCGTATGGCCCCGGCTTGCAGGAGAACATTCAGCAACTCCAAGTGTTGCGCGAGCGAGACCCAGCGCAGGCTGCTGCCTACGACCAAGCCATCGGTGAGTTGACACGCCGCCAAGGGCTTACAGCTCCTGACTACTCTGTAGCCAGCGGTGCTCAGAACTACGACACGCGCCAACAAGCGCGTCAAGCTGCAGCCCCCATGCGCACCGAAGGCCTTGCAGGTGTGTACCGCCAAGCTGGCATGATCGACAAAGCCGACGAACTTGAAGCCCGTGCGTTTGATCAGCAGCGTGCTATTGCCCGGGAAGCCCGTGATGTTGCACAAGAAGGCCGTAATGTACAAGCGTTTGAGACCAGCCAAGCTGCTGCAGCTCAGCAAGGGCTAATGTCTGCCGCCCAGCTCACTGACATTCAGCGCAAGCAGAACTTGCAGGCGGCTCTTGACGCTAGGCTGGCTGACATCAACACACAGACTTTTGAAAAGCCTGAGATGCGTACTCAAGCCGTTCTCAGTTTGGTTGAAGAACTCCAAGGGCCGCAGGCCGCTGCTCAACTGCGGGCAAGCTACAGCGGCAATGAGCTCAACGAGATTTCGTTGCAGGCCAAGAAGTTTGACGAGGGCTTTCGCCAGTCTCGTGCCAAGGGTGTGATTCCTGCACTGGAGTGGTTTGACGAGCAGAACACTTCGTTTAAGCTGGAGCGCGACCCTAAGAACCCGTTCCGCGTCATTCAGGTTAATACCGATGGTAGCCGCACACTGTTTGCTGACGCCAAGAACGAGCGCGAGCTGGGAATGATAGTTGACGCCAAGGCCAAACCCGGTGGCTGGCTGGAATTGGCCAAGTATGACTTGGACGTTAAAAAGGCTGAAGACATTGCCCAGTATTACCGAGCCAGAACACAAAATGAGAGTCAGCGCGGGGTCGAGTCGGAAGCCCAGCAAGCTTTTCAGCGCAAGGTTGATGGAGTACTTGAGGGCTACCAATCAGCCGTCGGTTTAGGGCCAGCTGGCAAGCAAGCCGCTGCAATATATGCACGCGAGTACGACCAGCTTCGAGCCACGACTCCTAAAGGTTTGAGGGCACCGCCATCGCTTTCTGCGCTAAATCAAGCACAGCAGCCAGAAAAACCTGTCAAAGTTGAAGACGCGGGTGTCCAGTACAAGATGGGCGGTAAGCTAATGCAGACTGACGGTCTCGGTGGTTTTATCTCTGCCAAAGGTGTATTACCCGACGCCCGCCCAGCCGCGCTCAAAGCCGCTGGAGTATCTGACAACAACGCAAGTCGGTTGATGTGGAGCAATGATGGCGACGCTGTTATGTTCAACAACGAAGAGTACGATGTACGCGACAAACGCGACATGAAAAAACTTAAAAGCGCGTTGGAAGACTACGATGTTATGCAAGGCCGTATCGCCGAAGAAGAAAGATTGCGTAGTAACCCCACAGGCCCATCCGGCTTTCAAGGAGCTCGCACTACCGGGTTGGGGCCAGCATCTAGTTACGGAGCCGCTCCGGGCGCTCCCAGCATTTACGGACGCTGATAGGCATGCGACAATGTCGCATGCAACAAATTGAAGGGTATCTATGTCCCGCCGCCTGACAGACGAAGAAATTGCAGAGCGATATAGCCAGCAGTACAGAGTTGAAACTCCCGGAGCTGGTTTGTCGGAGTTGGGCGGCTCTGCCGTAGACAGGTTTCAAGCCAAAGCTTTTGGGATGGCTGAACCTTTCGGCCTTTCAAGAGACTACCGTTTAGCCCAAGAAGCTGAGGCTAATCGCACGGCGCAGCGCTACTACGATACTAATCAGGACGCGGTTGGTTCTTACAAAAACATTTCGGGTTTTGGCGACGTTGGTAGATACGCTGCTGAACTCGGTGTTCAGACATTGCCTGAGTTGGTTCCTATCGTAGGAGCTGGCTTTATTGGGGGCCCGGCTGCCGCGTACGGCGTTGCCGGTTTGAGCGGTATCGGTGAGGTTATGCAGGCGCAACGCCAACAAGCAGGGCGCACAGATTTGACGGCTATTCCTCTTGGTCTGGCTTATGGCGGTGTTGAAGCAGCAACTGGTATTGTGGGCAAACTTGCCGGTACTGGAATTCGGGCGGAACGCGCTGCGGCTACAGCTAACCGATACCTTGACAATATTAGCGGCTTTACGGGCGGCGCTGCTCGCACTGGCGCGGCCTTTGGTCGTACGGGTTTTTCAGAAGCTCTTGGCGAAGTTGGTCAAGAATACATCTCCAACGTGGGCCGGTTGGCCATTGACCCGCGTGTTGAACTGTTTAGCCCAGAAGCCTTGGATGACTACGCGGAGTCGTTTGTTGGCGGCGGTTTGCTTGGCGGCCTGCTTGGTGGTGCTGCTGGTGGCTGGCGTCGTAGCCAAGGTTTCCGTGACGCCGCTCGTGAGCGCGATCTGACATCTACTGCGCAAAACCAAGA